GAGTAGCAACCGGTCAGCCTTCCTATCAGGTAAGAGAAACAGGTTCTGGTATAGAAGCAGTTCGAGTGCCCGGCTTTCCCGTAATTAACACAGACCCGAACGGCAGAATATGGTTACGCTGGAATAAACAATTTCCTGTTATATCTGCAGCAGAAACTGACTACTCAGAGTTTCAAGGCAAAACAGTTATCATAGGAGCACAAGCCGCAGGTATAGGTGGCGTTATTGCATCGCCTACAGGGCCTAGATACAATTATGAACCTGCTGCTGTAACACTGCAAACTCTTATCGACGGTGAGCAGATAGAAAGACCTTACTGGGCATTTCAAGCAGAATTAGCAGGAACACTTGTGTTAGGATTAGCAGTTGTGTTGTTAGGTAGATTTACACCTTACTGGATGGTAGGAGCAGGCATGCTCATGCTGGGCGGCTCTGTGGTGTTAGGAGTACACTGGGCGTGGACTGCTCATCTCTATCTGATTGACGGTGTAATGCCTCTAATTGCGTTAACGCTTGTGGGATTACATTCGATATTCTTGAGATTTGTGAAAGAGTTTAGAGAAAAGCAAGCAATCAAGAAACAATTTGCAGGCTATGCTTCGCCTACAGTGGTCAAACTGCTTCAGGAAAATCCCCAATTGATAAAAGAAGGCTCAAAAAGAGACATTTCAATTGTGTTCTCAGACCTAAGAGGATTTACACCTCTAGGAGAATCATTTGGCGATAACGTAAAAGGCCTAACCGAACTAATGAACAGTTATATGGACGCAATAACAGAACCTGTGCTGGCGAGAAACGGCATGATTATAAAATACATAGGAGATGCTTCAATGCACATACACGGTGCTCCTATAGACGATGCCAATCATGCCCATACCGCAGTGGAAACAGGCTTAGCAATGCTTCGAGCAGTGGAGAAATTTAATGAAAAAATCACCAGTGAAGGACGCCCTCCTGTTGGCATGGGTGCTGGCATTAATAGTGGCCTCGGCTACCTTGGAGAAATGGGCAGTACAAAACGACATTCATATGACGTACTTGGGGACGCAGTCTCTACTGCCGCAAGAATTGAATCAAAATGCAAGGAATATGGCTGTTTACTCCTTGTGGGAGAAGACACTGTAAAACAATGCAGTGACGACTTTTTCTTTTTGAAGATAGACGATCTCGCAGTTAAAGGCAAATCATATGGCATATCGATCTACACAGTGCTTGATGTCGAAGGTGTAGACATTGGTGAATATCAATTTGCAAAACAAGAGCACAACAAGATGCACGAACTGTATCAATCTCAACAGTTTGTTAAGGCACATGCACTGTGCGAAATGCTAAAATCAGAATTTGACGAAAGGATGACTGAGTACTACAAGATGTGGCAGACACGCTGTGAGTTTATGAAAACTCAAACATTACCCAAAGACTGGTCGGGTGTTTGGATAGCAGAATCTAAGTAACAATAAGCACAATAACAGTCATAACAAGAGCACCTATAACTGCTCCTACGCCTATTGCACATACCGTATCAGATTCTTGCCAGACTTTTTCAAAGAATTTTTCTTTTGCTTCAGTCATTGGGTTTACCTGTGGAGTTAAATGTTTCTGAACGAGATTTGTTTCTTGTGATAATCTCTTCCAGTTCTGAATCTATTGATTTGCCCTCAGCCTTTTCTATTTGATTTCGGTATTCAAGCACCATTGAGAGTTTGGTGTTGAGGCGAATCATGTCGTTGTCTAACATTCTGATTCTGTCGACTAATTTGATGAGAGTGGTATTTGCGTCTAAAAGCACTGGCTTGACTTCTGTGGTTACCCACTTCCATACATAGTAGATAAATCCTCCCATGCCCATTGCGGCAATGATAGGAAAACCATATTCAGATATTGCACTAACTAAATCACTAGTCACGACGTGCATCCTCCTTGCCTTCGTTGGCCGCTAGTCTGTCTATATTGGGTTTTACTTTTAGTGCGTATGAAAGCAGCGAATCTATTTTTACAAGATCGTTGTTCATAGTTTGCACTCTGTTGTCCAGTGCGTGTATGATGTTTTTTAAACCAACAACAGAACCAGTCACCGAAGCAAGAATAAACTTGAGAGTGATAAACACAAATACGCCTGCTGCTATTGCTCCTGCTATTGGAAAACCCAGTTCACCTACCAGTTGAAGAAAGTCCATAACTTGCCCTCGTTATATAAGTATTTATCGGTATTGTCACGAATACGGTTGACACGCTAAATATAGACTATATAATAGTATGTAAATTAATAAGGCGAGTGTAGCTCAGTTGGTAGAGCGTCAGATTTCCAATCTGAATGTCGTCGGTTCGACCCCGATCACTCGCTCCAAGTTCTTTAAAAGATCAAAGCTGGTGTAGCTCAGTAGGTAGAGCAACTGATTTGTAATCAGTTTGTCGTAGGTTCGATTCCTATCACCAGCTCCAATACACTCGGGGTATAGCTCAGATTGGCAGAGCGTTGCATTTGGGGTGCAAAGGTCCTTGATTCGATTTCAAGTGCCCCGATCATACAATTCGGGAAGTATAGCTCAATGGTAGAGCATGATATTGTAGATCATAGGTTTCAGGTTCGAGCCTGTCACCGAGCACCAACCAAGAGAACCACAATGTTAAAACCATGTGTAAAATGCGGTCGAGACTGGAATCGAGAATGGGAACTTGTAGATACTGTTTATCCCAGCCAGCGTGATTCTTATACCGGTGAGTTCACAGAATGGAATGTCATATGTCAAATCCACAACACAGGCTGTGAAAGAACAGTGTATGGGAAGACCAAACAAGAAGCTATCAAACGCTGGAATGCAGGTGAAACAGATGAAATGTAAAACTGGTGACTTAGCAGTTATTCTATATTCAATTCGGCCTGAAAACATAGGTCGAATTGTAAGAGTGAAAGAATATATTGATTATCTTGCACAGGGTGAAACCTTTCAATTTAGAGGCCAACCTTGTCGATGTGCTGTGTCAGACCATTATTGGTGGATAGGCGGCGATGACATCACAATTCTGTACGGTCCGTCACCTCAGGCATATATTCCCGACAGTTGGCTCGAACCAATAACTTCGGAACAAGAAAAAAATCGTGAAACAGTTGCACAGGATTTAGTAAATACTGCATGAAAATATTCATAACTGGTTGTGCAGGTTTTCTTGGCAGCCATCTTGCTGATGCTTTTTTACAAAAAGGTTATTCAGTAGCAGGAAACGACAATTTAATAGGCGGCGACAAAGATCATGTGGATCCTCGAGTGACATTTTTCGAATGTGATTGCTGCGACTTTGAAAAAATGCGTAACGCAATACACGGTTCAGATATCCTAATACATTGCGCTGCCACTGCTCACGAAGGTCTTAGTGTTTTTAGTCCTAGTTTTATTACACAAAATGTATTACAAGCAAGTGTTTCTACAATTTCTGCTGCAATATCTCAAAATGTAAACAAAATTATATTTTGCAGTAGTATGGCAAGATATGGTAATCAGGCTCTTCCGTTTGAAGAAACACAACCGCCTTCACCGATTGATCCTTATGGTATAGCCAAAGTAGCTGCAGAATCTATTCTTAAGAGTTTATGTGATTGTCACAATACTAGTTGGAATGTTGTTGTTCCGCATAATATAGTAGGTGCAAGACAAAAATATAACGATCCTTTTCGAAATGTAATGAGCATAATGGCAAATCGAAACCTACAAAATAAACCGTCAATTATCTACGGCGACGGCCTGCAAACTCGTTGTTTTTCTCACGTGGATGATTGCGTAAACAGTTTTGTTAATCTTGTTGAAAGTGATATTCAGTCAGAAATAATCAATATAGGTCCTGACCGAGAAGAGATAAGCATACAAACTCTTGCTCGCAAAGTTGCAGCAGCTTGCAATTACAAAAGAGATCCTATTTACTTTAAAGACAGGCCCCTAGAAGTAAAACATGCATACTGTTCTTCAGATAAAGCAAGACTATTACTGGATTATGAAACCACAAAAACCATAGACAATTCTATTACAGATGTTGTTGAATACATACAACACAAAGGAGTTAAACCATTTGATTATCAATTTCCTTTAGAAATTGTAAACAGAAAGACTCCGATAACATGGAAAGATCGGCTGATTTGATTAATTTTGTATTCGAAGACCAAAAAAATCATCTAAATTTAACTGCTTGTACTCACATAAACGGCAGTGGCCTTCCTCGATTTTGCACTAGTCCTCTTGCAGTAAAAATGATTAATCGCAGAATTGGCAATTCTGTCAACCAAAACAGTTTGGATTCTGAGTTCATTGTTGCTGTGGGAGTAAATAACAGTCCTGAAGACTGGGCAATTGATGGGTTATTTAGATTTTTACCATATAAAATACGACAATGTCTTGCACACGATCGTGCATTAATGCTCATTGACCAAAGCTTGGAAGGATATCACGACGATTATGTTTGGAAATATCTGCACAAACAATGTTCACGTTACAATATAAAAGCCAGTAATGTTATCTATGTCACAGGCAACCTGCTGGCATATGGTCAATATGAACTATGGTCAAAACAAAAAAACTTGACAGAAAAGTTGCATGTGGTTCCTTTTGTAAACTTTGAAGACGATATTTACAATAGGTCGAAAGATCTAAACATTGATATTTCAGTCGAAGAACATTTACGATACAAAAAATCAAACAAAACAAAAGACTATAACTGTATGCAAAAGCGACCAAGAAATCATAGAATTTGGTTGTATCACGAATTGTTTAAAAAACAAATTCTCGAAAATGGAATTTGCAGTATGAATGTTTTTCCAAACGAGCCTGCAATACTGGAGGGCAAAAATTTACAAGGAAAAACTTTTAGAGAATGTCAGAAAAAATTACCATTAAAGGCTTATGGTAAACCCAATAATAAAGAAAGTACCGATTTTTACATCAATCGAATACAGAAAAAACTATATCTAGATACATGGGCAACTGTGGTTTCAGAAGCTTCCTTTGCAGACGAAGACAGTACTATTTTTCTAAGCGAAAAACTATTTAAACCTATTGCATGTAGACATCCTTTTGTGGTGTTTGGGAATAAGTGCAGCCTAATAAAACTGCGTCAAATGGGCTATAAAACGTTTACGGGATTTATAGACGAGTCTTACGACACTCTTCCTACTTTTGAAAGGTTTGATGCTGTGATAAACACAATTGAAAAAATAATTGCTGTCAAAGACAAGGCTGCTTGGTTTGCTGAAATGCAAGACATATTAGACCATAACTACGAAACTCTAAAAAGAAATTCTCAAACAACAAACCCTGCTTTTAAGAGAGTGATTGAAATCTATGAATCAAAATTTCTATAAAATTCCTTCCATAAACAAGGGCGATAAAGTAATAGTCGGGTTGGGAGACAGTTTTACTCAAGGAGTAGGAAGTTGGTCTCGAAAAACCTATAAGCTAAACGGCAATCGAATCAATACATTCAAAATACCAGATTCAATTGTAGAAGAAATGTATCGAAACAGCTGGGTCAATCAGTTATGCGAAAATCACCTGCCTGATTGGAAAAGTGCAAACCTAGGCAAAATGGGCACTGGCAACCGAGCCGCTGTAAAAGAATTGTATCTTTACCCGAATCTAAGACTTGATCTTGCAAGTGAAGTCGTGGTTATTTTTCTTTTGAGTGGAATTGAAAGATTTGATTTTGTAAATCGAAATTTTGAAGACGCAAATCATTTTTTTACTATGTGGCCAAATGCTGAAGATAGAAAATCTCCTAACAAAAAACTTTGGCAAATCTATGCAAAAGATATATGGAGTTATCAGTTTGAATGTATAGAATGTCTATTAAACATAAAAGAAGCAGAATCAATTTGTGCTGCTAACGGGTATAAACTTGTGCTAGCAAGTGCATTTGAACAACGTATTACAAAAGAATACTTTCTCGAGTATCTAGGAAAAGAACACACTGATTTGGTTAACTCAATACCATGGGAGAAAGTTTGTTATCCTCAACAAAATGATAGTTTTATAGAGTTGTTATTACGTCTAGAGGGCAAACACGAATTAACCGGTGGTGAATTTTATAAGCACTACTTCGATAGAAAAAAGCCAAGTCTTTATATTTCTAATTGTGCTCACCCTTCCCAAACGGGCCATAAAATAATTGCAGAAGAATTTTACAAGCACATGATCGACTGTTCAATCATAAAAACATAATAGATTACAATCAATTGAAGATTCTTGACTAATACTGTATAAACTGCTATACTGCTTGTAAAGCAGAGGGGATAAAAATGGCAGGCGATCTTTGGGTTATATCTGATACCCACATCAATCATAAAAACATGCTCAATTTTCGAGATCATGTCACAGGCAATCTAATTCGTCCTGGATTCAACAGTGTCGAAGAAATGAACGAGTATATTATCGAACAGTGGAATTCTCTAGTCAAGCCTGGGGATAAAGTCATTCACTGTGGGGATGTTTTTATGGGACCCAAGGAAGAATTTGTACCCATGTGGAAACGCCTACACGGGTCAAAGCAGTTGATCCTGGGTAATCATGACGATGCAAAGTTCTTTGCAAAGCATGAGTTGGTTACAAAAATCCTTGTATGGAAACCCATGCACGAACACGGCATTAT